TGTCGTCGAGCAAGACGTGACCAACGCCCAGTGCCATAAGCTTACGACGATCCTTCGCAATCCAGTCTTCAAATATTTTATCCCACCACCAAATGTCATAATTATCCTGTTCCGTCGCCCAAAACAGCGGCATGCCGCAGATCACTGCACGGTCGAAATCGCGCGGGCAGTAGTGTTCCGGGTTTTCCTTGTTCAACAGATCGAACTCTGCACCCTTGTCCACCTCTCGAATGAGATTTTGGACGCCGATGCGAGCGAACTCGTCGCCGGGATTCGTTCCCAGTGTAGTAATCAATAGCCACTTCAATCAATGATCCTCCAAGGGCCGCGCAACTCTGGCCAGCGCGAGTGGCCGGGGTATTGTTTCGCGTAGCGATGAAATACCAATGCTGTGTTGGGAAGAACGCCCATCGCGTGCATCGACTCCGCCAAGTTCAAGAAGGATGAGTCGATGAAGTGCAATTCCTTCGCGGCGAGTATCTCCGGCATCCAATCTAGGATGGACGGGCGCTTGTTGATGCGAAAAATTTCGAGATCGTTGGGCAGAGCGTTGGGCCGGATCAAAAAATTCCGGTCGTAGTCCTCGTGGACGAGTGCGATGTTCCTTTTGGGCTCTTTCCACCCGCGCACGAGTCGCGCCGGGAGCCGGAACTCCGTCCACCGTGTGTCGAAGGGAATTTCTGCCTGCCGATACATCTCGCTGTCCCATTTTGCTTCGTTGAATCCAAGCTGATTGAAGTATCCGAGGCAAAGACTGTTCGGGCACTGGGGAATCCACCGTCTTTTCACTTCCTCGTAGTCGATTGCGGCGAGAACCTGCACGTTGGGCACGTCTTCAATAGTGGCGCGCACAGCACGGACGTAGTCGGTTTTTGTAATCCACTTCACACGAGCGTGCTTGCGCGCCAAAACGCGGATGAGCCCGTTCAGCACGAGCGCATCACCAAATTCTAGGTGCCCGAAGACGTAAAAATTTTCAGGAATCTTTACTGCCATAAATTTTCCGGGTAAACTCGATGTCCAACGTGCCCGCAGACGAGCCCCATGTCCACGTAGACCTGATGTCCAGCCTCGCGGGCGCGCCGACAGAAAATTACGTCCTCTCCCACGCCCATATTTGAGACTTTTGTCGCGTGCGCTTGCGCGTTTTCCAACATTTGCAAAGCCTTCAGGGCTTTTTCACCGTCCATCGGACCTTCGCCGAGCATTTTCACGGTGGCATCGACATCTTCGAGCAGCCGGTGCTCGCTACTGGTGAACCAATGACCATTGAGTGCCGGATATTTCTTCACGATGTCGTCGAAAACGCTGCGGTGAGTGAGCGTGCAACCAAATCCCACCCAGTTTGTGGGCTTCACGAGGTCGTGCGGGCCTGTGCGCGCGTAATCCGCTTCGGATTTGATCGACATTCCCTCCGCGTAGACCGGACCCGCGCCGGGACGACGACCAAAATAGAGTCCGCCCACCACAGTTTTCTGATGGGAGAGTAAACGGTCGATGGAATTAAGCCCGGCGAACTTGTCCGGGAACTTTGGCCAGCCGCAGTAGGCTTTAAACCACGGCGCATGCCCGCACGGCACGATCATGTCATCATCCATCCACAGAAACCAATCGAATTGGGTCTTGAGCGCCTCGCGCGCGCAGTTGTTACGCGTGTGCGCCACAAAGGCATCGTCCCAATTCGCCATCAGGCCCACTCGACGGCGGTCGGACAGGTGCGCGATACAGACCGTCGTCAGCGGCGACACTGACTTGTAAGACGGAAGTATCAGCAGCACCTTCTGCGTCAGCGGACGAAAAGAATCCGACACTGGAATCGCCGTTGGTGCGATGCCGATACCCCGGTTGAGGGTATCGGTGCTCATATTACTTGCGGGCGTTTTCGGCCTGCACCTGACTCATGATTTCGTCAAGCGCATCACCAGTCCGGGTGTGGATGGTAGCTTTCTTTTCCGCATCGGGCAACTTACCACCGGGCGGAACCGCCGATTCACGCAAACGAGAGACGCTGGCGTTTTTGAACGACGCGATCTTATCGGTCGCTTCCTTGAGTTGCTTCTCAAGGTCCGTGATACGAGCCTTCGCGGACTCGTAACGCGGCTGAAGATACAGCAACTTGCCCATGCCGAGAATCATGATCGCGCGCATCTCCGGGGAGTCGTCTTTTGTCGCCTCCTGAATGTGCTGATTGATTTCCGTCACGGTCTTGTTGTGCGCTTCGATGGCTTTCTTCGTCGCCTCGTCGGCCCCAGCCGGGACCTGACGCTGCTGGATGAATTCCAACTTCGGCAAATGCTGCTTCAGGTGGTTCTCCGTATCCACATTGTGCTGCGAGGCGGTCGATTCGATTTCCTTTTGGCGCGCCGCCATATATTCCGAGACGTTCGCTTTCGCAGCGGCCTTGGCCTGCTCTTGGTTGTATTCCAAGTTGACCATCTCCGCGATGCGAGACTCCACGATGCGCTGCAACGTTGGGTCCTTGATCTCGGCGAAAACGGCATCGAGCTTCACCTTGTGAGGCCCGCCGTGCTTTTTGATTTCGTTGATGACACCGTCATCGACCTGCTTGTGCTTGCGAAGCTGCGCGTAAATGAACTCAGCGGCGTTCGCGATGGTCTTCTCGTTTTCCTTGAACTTCGGGTCCGCCTCGATGTCCAGCTTGGCGCGCCATTCGCGGAGGGCCTTCACTTCGGTCTCCACCTCGGGAGGAAGTTTTCCAGCCTGTGCAGCCTTCGCTTCGAGTTCCTTCTTCTCGGCTTCGAGGGCGGCGATCTTCTGCTCGCGCGCGCTGATCTCCTGCGCAGCACGAATCTTCACCGTGGCAAAAGCCTCGGCGGATTTGGGACTCGCGCCTTGCGGGAGTGAGGGCGTGTCCTTAAAAAGTTCGTCCGCCTTGGCCTTCTCTGCGGCTTGCTTCTCCGCAGCGGCTTTGTCAGCGGCTTCTTTCTCGGCTTGTTTGGCCGGGTCGTTCGCTTCGGCAGCCGCCTTCTCTTTGGCATCTTTTTCCTCGGCGGCTTTAGCCTCGGCTTCAGCTTTCGCTTCGTCCGATTCCTCGGTCTTCCCCTGAACTTGCTTCAGGATGTCGTCGAGTGCGTCGCCGGTATCTTGGTGAACGCCTGTTTTTGGTGCGAGCGACTGTCCCGAGATATCCTGAGCCTTAAGCTTCTCGGCGACTTCCGCGTTGATCTTACTTGGGTCCGTTTCCAAGTCCGGTTTGGGTGGGGTGTTTTCGTCCGCCATAAAAATTACTTAGCTGGGTTCAGCTTTTCACCGTCCCATTTAGAATCGTCCAAAAGGTCCGGTAAGCTTTCAACTGTTTGGGGCGCAGCCGGTTCGGGCCGGGCCAGTGTCAAAATATTCCGAATCACTTCCTGTGTGCCGAGCAACGTGCCCGCGCGGATCAGAACTTTGTTGGTTTCGCCTTCAGCCAAAAGCGTCGGAGCTAGTTCCGCCAGCTTGGGCAGAAATTTAACTCCAGTTGGACCGCTCAAAAAATTCGCGAGCGCGAGGCGGTCATCGGAATGCCATGTGATTTCGTCGAGGGTGATTTCCATAGGGGTGATATGGGGTTACACTGTTGGGGGTTGTAATTGCTGGTCTTCTTGTTCGATGATTGCTTCCTCCGCGTCGTGCTGTGACGACTGCTGCTGGAGGTCTGCGGCTTGCTGGTCAAGCTGCTTGAGTTGTTCGATTGCCTTCGCCGCGTTATTCACGAGATCGGCGACGGGTTTCAATTTGTCTTTCGGAACGCCCTGCTCCAACGCGCGATTGTAGTGCTCCATGATGTGCGCGATGATCGGTTCGAGTTGCTCCGTCTCGCCCTGACCCTGCATGATCGAGCCCGCAAGTTGCTCCGCGACAGGCATCAGCATGTCGAGGTGGATCATGTGATTATCACGCGGACTGACCGGGACCTGCGCCCCGGACTGGATCAGCATCAGTTCCATCTGCTGCAACCGTTGCTGCTCCGCTTGGACGGTCGGGTCATTCTCCGGCAGCAGCACACGCTTGGCGAACTCGGGGTTTAAACGCGCTGTCAAATCTTCGACTTCAAGTTGGCGCTGATTGTAAAGAGGATTGCCGCGTTTCTCCGCTGCCAACGACACAATCAATTGACGTTGCAACGGGGTAAGATCAGTGACCGTCCCGGCCACAGGTTGCGAAGCGAGTTCGTCCAGTTCTTCGCGGCTCATGTGCTCGAGCAATTCTTCTTGCAACGCCTTCGCATCATCCTCGACTGTTTCCTTGTCGCACAAACGACGCTGCATCGTGCCGACGAGACTGACGAACTGCTCCAGAAAACGAGCGATACGAACGTCCTGCTGTTCTTCCTCGCGCTGAGCGTAAAGATTGACGGCAGCGGGGGAGCGGAAAGCTTCGCCCTCGATCTTGGGCGGCGAGGTCGAACCGATCAACTGATCCACGATCATCCCGAAAAACGCATCGAGTCTGACGAAGTCCTCCACATTACCATCGATCTTTTGCTCCAGCAAAGTCCAGCCTTGCGGGACAATGAGGGCTGCGCCGACGACGCTCATCTTGAACTTGTGAATCTGCTTGATGTCGCCTTGGAAAATTGATTTGCCGGAGAGGATGGAGCGATCCACAATCTCATTGCGCGTGCGGTCGATCATCCCGGCCATTTCGTAGATGTCCCGGCCAACGCCCTTTGAGCCGTGCATCGTGCCATTACCTTTTTGGAATGCGAAAAATGCTACGCAGTCGTCCATGCTATTGAATCGGTCTTCCTTTTCGAAAATGAGATCATACTCGTTCCCGGCCAAACGATAGTGCGAGACCTTGCCGGTAACCTCTCGGACGAGCAGAGAGTAAACCACAACCACGCTCGCGCCGCCCATGTAGGAAGCCCCAAGGGTCAACTCGCGCGCGGCATTTTGATACCACGTCTCCGAGGTGCCGTCACCTAACGCATTGCGGACTTGATTCGGGGACGCCTTATTGATCGCAGTGATGGTTTTTGCGATATCCCAACCAACGGTCTCCGCTGCCTCTTTGTCCTTGATGTAGGCATACAACTCGTGGGGCATGAAAGTTTCGCGAAGCACGACCACCTGAGAGGTGGAAGGAAGCTGCTTGGTGCCGTCCGAGAGATAAATTTCGTCTTGCGCGAACGTCTTCGGAAACCATGTGAACTCATCGAGCCACGCGGGGACCGAATGTCCGAACAGCGCGTTGGTGAACGCGATGTCCTCAACCAAAGTCGTCCAGCCCTTGCGCGCCCGGATCGTTTTGGTGATGTGCTCGCGAAACATCTCCGTCTTCTCGACCGCATTTTCCCAGCGGGACGAGAGGGATGAGTTGGTGAGATACTTCTGAGCGGCGACGGCGCGCACAAACCGAGGCGCGACCTTTTCGATCATGCTCGGGAGCGGCTTCGTGGTAAAATTCTGCTTCCAGCCCAACCCCTCGGCATGTAGCCGGGCGGAACTGTAAGGACGTTCGGCGTTATACTTGGCCAAAATGCGGCCGTTGACGATCTGGCGCTCGCGGTTGGCGGCGATGATGGTCTTCACAACCTCTTGGGCCATAAAGACATCTTTGATGCTGCGCTGGGTAGGCTCACCTGACGCATTTAACGCCGGGCTCTGGATAAGCCCATCTTGCGCCAAGTTTTTTTGGTCTGCCATAACTCTACTAAATTGTGGTGTTTTTACGGAGATTTGTCATTGACTTTTTCGCCTCCAGATGCGTTTCCACTTGCGCTTGGGGCACTGCTCCAGAGCCAGAAAGGTCTTTGCGTCCACGAAACAGGTGCAAATCCGGCACTGCTCGTCTACCAATTCCTCGCATTGCTCGCATGTCTTGCGCCGGTCGCCCCATTCAGCGTCCGTGACGGTGGTCTCATAATCGAGCATCCATGCGAACAACCTGCGCACCTGCGCAGCGGCATAACGAAAAGGAGTGTGCCAACGGAAAATCATTTTATCTTCAGCCAGCAATGGTCCGGGAGATCGTCGCGCTTCTCAGATATCGAATCGAGATGCACCATCACTCCAGTGTCGCGAGAAAATTTCTCGCATGCGTTGAGGCGCGAGTCCGCGTTGCGATTCCGCAAAATGCTCTTGCGCATCTCCGCGATAAAAGTCTGACAGGGCGCGCACCCTTGCTTCAGGGTGATGTTGAACGGACAGTTGGCACACGTCTCGGTGCGCTTGGCTGCCGTCTCGGGGGAAACATAAGTGAGCGTGTCCTTCGCGCGTCGAATCCCAGCCAGCCACGCCAGCACCGCTGATTTAATCGTCGAGCGCGCGGTGGAACTCTTTACCGGAGCAGCGGTGTCTTCGTAACAGTGGCCCGGGTTTCTCTGGCACGCTTGTTCGAGCACTTCTTTTTCCGGGTCTCCAATCGGAAGGTTGTTGAGGCGTCGATATGAGTCCACACGATTGATCACATCACGCCAACTGCGCACGCTCACGTGCGTGGTCCCGTCCCTATCCTTGAAGATGTATCCGCCTTTGGGAAAAAGATTAACGTTGATCTTTTGCATATTAGTTTGGGCTCATCTGCAAAAATTCCGACATCGTGGATATCTCCAGCGTGTCCTGTTCCATCGTTGGGTCGTTGCCTTGGCCGCTGCCGTTCCACCAGCCATCATCAGACTCGGTCGATGATCCTTCGCCTATGTCCTCGCCCGTCATGGAAGGGACGAGCATCGCACCGCGCCGGACAGCATGAACGATCAGGGTAAGCGCATCCGCTTCGTCTGGTGAAGAAAAACCACGGCTCATGAAATCTTTCTTCGACTCCACCTTTGACTTCGCGCCAGAGGGACGATACTTCCGCTGCGTCAGTTGCGGAGTGAGTTTCGTCATGTCTACGTTGGGATGAATCATGAGGAATCCAAACTCGCCGAACGCCCGCAATGCAAACCACAGTTCCGTGCAGATGCGATCATACATCTCGTTGGCCGGATCGGAGTCCTGCTGCATGATGCGCGAGTCGCTGCAACCTCCAGAGTAATTTACTCCGTGGATGGCACCGCTCCACATGTTCTTCATCAGGTCGAACGCGCCCACGCCGTGGCCGGTCTTGTCGCACGCAAAGTATTCAGGCCGGATGCCGGACCTGCGACACAGTGCGATGAGTTGATCGGCCATGAACACACTGTCACCCTTGGCCAGCGCGAAAATACTGTCCACCTGAATCACGGTGCGCGGGATCACACCCTGAGTGTTCTCGTCGCGGAACATTACCGTCTGGCCGTTTGGAAATTCCAGAGAGGGTGGCAGCTTGACACCAGTGGCCTTCCCCCAGCGGCCCATCGCGAACGCGGCTGCTGCGCCACCTTCGAGCGCGAGGTCGCACCCGCCGCAAGGCTTGGGTTCACCATACCAGATGTATTCGCCGCGCCACTTCGTGAGCATGCCCGGGGGAATGATCGTCAGTTCCACACCCGAAGGTGGGTAAGCGCCGCGCGCCATCGAAAAGTATCCGCCTGCCTGACGACCGCCCGCGTTACGCGCGATTTTCTCCAGACCAGTGCGCGTCTGCAAGCCGGGGAACACCATGCGATTCTGGAGGACGTTCTCCGACTTCTCGCCATCGAGCCGGATCACATCCCAGCCGCGCGTGGACTTCCATCGGTAGTGCGTCTCCACATCGAAGCGTTCCCAACCGAACGGTGGCTCAGCGCGCTTGCCGACTTCATCGGTTTGGTTCGTGGGATTGTAAGCGCCGAAGATTTTGAAACCACCTCCGTCTTCCTCTTGAATCTGTGACAGGACGTTGTCCACATCGGACCAGAGGCCCGCTGATACATTCTCAATTTCGTCGATGAAAATGAACATGCGCGACTGAGGCCCGAAGATCGGATGCTCGCGCGTGCGCGGTATGCGCTTGTTACCTTGCAAGCGACTCGCTTTCTTCACCTTCCCGATTGGGATGACGACGCCCATCATGCACGACACCTGATTGCGACGATCCAGCCCGATGAATAGCTCGCCGACCTCGCCGGGCATCGGCAACTTCGCAGTCTCATGCAACCGCACGAGGTGTGAAAAAAGATTTGCCTCCAAGTGCGCTTCGCTGGGGCCGAGAACTTTTACCGTGGTCCACTCCGGGTCACGAATCCATTCGAGGAACAGACGCACACCAATCCCATACGACTTGGAACAGGATGCCGCGCCCATGATGAGACCCATGCTGGACTCATCGAAAAATTTCCAGAGGTCCTGTGTGTATTTTGGCTCGGGCGTGAACTGCGTTGGAGACCAGAGCAGTTGCGCCGCTTCCTCCATGCCGCCATTGTTCAGCAGATAGTGCAGATAAGTCTGGAGCGGGGGCAGAGTCTTGACCGGACTGTCGGAGTCCACTATGAACTTCAACCGGGCAAAGTCGGTGACCATCTGCGCGGCTTCGCGCATCTGTTCTTTATGGACCAGTGCGGCCACTTCCTTTGCGAAGGGTCGTAGATTCTCCGGGAGCATTACGGTCGAAACTTGCGAGCGCGGCTCTTGAAGAACCTTTCGAGCGCCGTCTTATTCATCTTCACCCGCGAGCCGTCGAAGGGCGCGAACCACCCGCCACCGACCGCGTGCATCGCCAGAAGTGGGAGCATCCCGGGACGATCCTTTCGCCGGGCGTAGAATTTACTCCGGCGCGCGTGCCGGGCGGTGATCAAGCGCGGCTTATGCCCGAGGTCACGCCAGCGTCGTTCCCAGTGGACTACCAAGTCCGGTTGATTCTTCGGAGCACTGGGGGAACAGTCATAGTATGCAAATACTTCCATAAATAAAAATGGGGCACCAATCTACCCCTCATCGGGGTCGAGAGCCGTGCCCCATTGGCAGCGTTACTCTTGTTCAGACCTGCACAGGTGCTCTCTACTAAACTGTGCGTTTATCCCAGAGCATATACCACGAGAAAATCAAAAGGCCCGAAGATTTCTCTCCGGGCCTTCGGGTGGGGATGTGGGAAAATTTAGTAACCGCGCTGTTTCTTTTTGCGTTTCTTTGGCACGAGTCTGCCTTTCTCTTGGTCTTTGGGGTGCCCGTTGAGGTAATCCGGGTGAGCCCCGTTTTGAATGCGCGCGCGCCGGAGCGCGAGTTCCTCATCTCGTTTAAACGCAGCGACCACTTCGGCCCGGCGTCCATTTATAAACTGTAGCAGTGCATCATTCATGGTTGATTACGAAGCATTTGATTGAGATTGTTCTTCGTCCACTCCCGGCCCATGCGGGTTTTAATTCCGCCCTTGTTGAGCCAGTAGACAATATCCGTAAGTGACATCTTCTGCCGCTGCCACTGCCGGATTGTCTCCAGTGTCGCGCGTTCCGCCCCAGTGCGCCCATATGGAAGGACGCCTTCGCATCGGCCCGTCAGTTTCCGTTTTCGCTCGCGCGCAACTCGCAACTTCAAAACTAGTTGCGACTTTTCCCACTCCGCAAGCGCAGCGATAATCTGGCGAATCAATTTGCGAGTTGGATCGACTTCATCGTTCGCCATATCAATGAGCGCACCTTGGTCCGCCGAAAAAACTTTGATTCCGCGCTTACGGAGTTCGGTGAGCAAAATTTCCGAGACCATCAGGTCACGGGCGAGGCGGTCGAGCCGCTCTACAACGACGGCGGAGATATCCTTCTTATTCTCGATGTAGGCCACCATCGCCGCGAACGCTTCGCGGTCCATCGCCTCCACCGTCCCGCTGACGCCTGCCTCCAGATACGTCACCGCGAGATTTACTTTGTGAGCCTCGCAGAATTTCCTGATCGCGTCTTCCTGACGCTGCGGGCCGTCACCGCTAATCTGGCCAGTGCTGCTGACCCGAATGTAGCCTACGACGTTCATACCGGGATGCTGAAAATGTCTCCGAGAAGTGTGTGCTGTTCAAACGCAGGAACGATGCCGATCTGCATCATGCGCTTCCACATATCTTGGCCCACGTGCCACCAAGTTTTTTCACCGGCCTTTCGGGCGACGATGATGGGAGCGCCATGACGATTGCGGGACCAGCGGGCTTCCAATCCCGCTGAACGTAGCGTCTTGACTGAATACTTCATGCAGCCACTATAACATGGCTGTCAAGTCCCGTCAAGAGTTGTCGTCCCAAGCGGCGTTGCCCCAATTGGACCAGTTCACCTGATCGAACGAGACTCGGCCACGATACCACAGACCGCCCGGTTCACCCTGTCCGGTGAAGTCGAGGGTATGATCTGCCCCGGGCGTCGCGACACCGGCAAGAAAGTCGGTGAAAGGACCACCAACATCAGGGGCGTGCTGGACCTGAAGATAACCGCCCGCGAGCGTGGGGCTGACGAAAAAGGTGTTGACGTTCACCCACGCAAACAACGGGACGTTCGGGAGCACGAACACGGGGGTTGACCACTGGGTCACCGGATCAGCGTTGCCGGTGGTATACGCGGCTCGGGCGAATTTACCGCCCGCACCACCTAAGGCCAAATTCAACGGGGACTGGTCTACGGGATATTCAAACCCGTTAGTCCAACCACTAACCCCGTCCTCGGAGGTCTGAATTAAAACATAGTGAGTGTTCAGATAAGCGCCGGGGTCTGCAATCTGCGCTTCCTCATCAGCGATGGATACCATCACCGGACCCTCAGGCAATAAAGGGAGCGCCAAAACTTTCAACCACAGATCGTGAACCGAGTCACCGCATTTCGGGCACACACCCTCTGCTTGGAGCCATTCGACAAGAAGGTCCCACTCGTTGTCGCCGGGCTGCGGCGTGCCGCCTTTGATGATCACCACCTTTACCAACAGATTGTAAAAGTGATCCCCTTGCGCGGGAGTTCCACCGATGTCACGCAGATAACGCGCGAGCAGATCGCGAAGCGAGTCGCCTTGACGGGGGACGCCGCCTACCGACTCGACGAGTTTCCAAAGGATGTGATATTTTCCGTCACCGGGTTGTGCTGCCATAATTAATTTACACTAAAGGTTTTCACTTGCACTTCCCTGTTCGCCAGCCCGTTCAACAATCCATCGCCGGGGCACCAGTCGCCACGCACCGCCCAATGCAGCACCGCGCCGTTTGCAAAATCTTCGATCACGCGCACGGGCACGAAGTTCATGAACCCGGAGCCGACGACGCCACCACAGGTGAGGCCGACAACATCTCCATTGTGCGTGCGAAAAATTGGACCACCACTTGAACCGAAGTAAGCAGCGAGTGCCGCTTGATCGGTCATCTCCCATGGCCAACCCTCGGGCTTGAGACCCACCTGTGAGAGGATGCCATTACTGACACTATCCTCGAACGCGATCCCTTGAACATTGCCGACATGAGTGAGCGGAGTTCCCACGGCGATTGGGGCCGAAGGCGCAAACTCAGCGGCGCGAAAATATTTAGCCGGAGCATCGAGCCATAGAAGCGCAACGTCGCGCGCCTTGTCTCTGCCGATGACGACCGCAGTGAACTCAGCCTGCCCGGCACGATGGCCTTCGGTGCGGATGTTCTTCACGATCTTCACCTTGTTGTCATTCTCAACGACGTGGTTCGCGGTCCAGATGAACACGCGCGTTCGGCCCTGCTCGTTGACACGTTCCATCACAACGCCAGAGCCTTGACCATCGCTGGCCTGAATGAGCACAACCGACTGTTGCATGCGACAGTAGTCCACCTTTGTCGAAATGGTCCGGCTGCCGACCATAGAGGCGGTAACCAGCAATGCAACAGTCCACGCGCCGAGGCGCGACTTCAGGAATTTCTTCAGTCGTGTGTTCACATTAAACAGTGCAGTGCAGGAATGAAAATGGCAAGGGATTCCCGCCGAAGCGGGAACCCCGAGAGGATTACGGAGTGACCGTCTCGACGACCGGCGTGCCCGGCTTCGTCGGAATGTCAGGACCGTTACCGATGTCAGACTCAGGCCCGGGACCGGCCACGTTATGCGCCTTCACTTTGAAGCGATAGACGCCCGTGCCGACCGTCACGTCGCGAGACGTAGCGGGATTCAGACCCAGCGATGCGAATGCCCCACCGTTGGCGGATTGGAACAGTTCGTAGTTGAGCGCCTGATCAGCAGGCGGATTGGCGGGCCAAGAGACCCTCAGTGTATTTGGCATAGGTTTCCTTTTGGTTACGACTCGGATTATTCCGCGTCACCCAACAGTGCAAACCTCAGTGAAGATCGTCAACGAAATCTCCGGCGTCTTCCAAACATTTTATGAAGCCGAGATATTTCGTGTTATTTTCGTTGTGTCTGATCCACAATCGGAACGCTTTTCGGATGCGTTTAAACAGTGCTTTCATTTTTTCACCAAAAGTTGGATCAGAAGCCGGATCGCCTCTTTCATCTCTTGGTCGCAGAGACTCCCCGCAGCCAGTAGCTTCAGACGTTCTATGGGCGGGAGTTTCAAAGTCGCCTCGCGATCATCGCGCATTTTCTTTGCCTGCGCCGTGGCTGCCTCCGCATAGACGCCGATGCCGATTACAATATAACCGTCCGAGCAACGCAAGAATTGTCGCCAGTAGCCCGGCGTGGGGTGCCCCATGCAATCTGTATCCGGGGCCATCCAATGCGGCGGTTCATCAGAGAGATGTTTCGCAGCGGCGAATGTTTGTCCAGCGATGCTTCCGTATAGTCCGATCATGGAGTGATCTTACCAGATTCCGGCGCGCTTGTCAAGAATATCTTCCGACGTGGTCCCACTGGAACCGGCGCGTGTAATCAACCATGATCACCGGCGACATTGCGCAGATATCCGGCGACAACACCGAGGACTCAACGCGCTCTTGCAACGCTACCTCGGCAACCTTCGCCGCGTCCGCGCCGAACTCGCTACAGAAGTATCGAGACGCGCTGCGACGCTGCCGGATGCCAATCAGAAAACAAATGCAGCCCCAGTAGTCGTAACCGGTGCCGAGTTCCGACTCGCAAAATTTCCGAGCCGCTTCCGAGTTTGGTCGCGCGCCCATCTTATAGCAGAACGGTGTAACCCCCTCGGTGGACTTCAACGTGCCCTTGATGACGCCCTTACCGGGCACGGACTCGTAGACCGTGCCGTCCTCGAAAACGACAGCCATGTGTGCATACTTGCTGCGCGTGAACCAGCGGATCAGCGCAGCCCAAATTCCCTTGCCCCGGTAGAAATAGAATCTCATAAGAAAAAGATTGCGAACGACAGCGCAAACGCGATGGTGGCGATGACCGCGAGCAGGATGCGTGTCAGGATTGTCGGTCTCATACGCCCATCTTCTTTCTGATCGCATCCCGGTGCGTGGGCTTGAAGCCATGCTCCACTGCTTGGAGCAAACGGACCTGCTTCTTCGCGTTCTCGGGCGTGCTGCCCTTGGACTTCACCCCATTCGGAGAGGTGACGCGGACCTTGCCGTTTTTCAGTTTGCGTTTGGTGTAGGGCATTACTTTATATCTCCCATGTTCGGCGGAAACACGGTCGTCTTCAAACACGCAAGCGCCGATACCTCTCCAGTGTATGGATTGATCGGCGGACGTTCGAGCGGGGCTTTCTCCCCATGCTTCAAGACCGCGTGGGTCATGTCCACGGTCCAGCCGAACTTCTGCCCTTCGAGATAGGGCATGAGGTCGATGATATTTCCGGGATCAAGCGACATAGCTGGTCTTCGTAACCTTGAAGCAGAGGAAGTAAAAAGTCCACTGCGCGGGACCAGCAACGGTGCGCACCGGTTTCAGATGCCACGTGCCGGGTCGAATGTCGAGGATGTAAGCGGGTTTATGATTGTGAGTCGTTGCCATACATCAAACAGTGCGGTCAAATCGACCGAGATGTCACGAACGAAATGAAAAAATTCTTTTCGCCAGTTATCGGCACCGGAACTGGAAAAGACTGGCCCCGGTAGAAAATGATGATCTGTCCCTGATAAATTTTTAGGGAGGGCGGGGTCAGGGCCGGGAACACCGTCTCATCTGCCCGGAACACTTCCAGTTTCGTGAGCGGCTGCCCATTGAATTGAAGCGTAGGCGATTCGAGCACAGACACCTCGGCAACCTTTGGGCGATACACGAGGTAAGCCGGATCGCTCTCGTATCCGCCGACGTTCACCGCAGTCAGCCACGCAAAGTAGTGCGGCGGCATGTTCAGCGCGCCATGCGTGCCTTGAATGAGTTGCGGAAACGAATTGACCGGCATCCCAATCGTCGGCCCATAGTAGAGATAGTAGCCCGCGAGATCGGGCTCGGTGTTGGCCCGCCACGAGAACGCGACGTTGTCGGCGTGGAGGATGTTTAAACAAGTCAGTAATATACTTACTATTAGTTTTTTCATAAAAGGGTCGCGAGGCGTGCGGGCTGAACACCAGTTAGCCACAACTTTAATCGCCAGAAGCCTTTCACAAGGCGACGAACCTCGTTCCACAAAGTGGAGCTATTCAGCGTCCCCCTGAACAGCTACGGGGTTCATCAGTGGCTTCCGAGGCCACGCCACCGGCGCGAGCCGGAGTGCTACATTTACACCATGACAAATTGGTTGCGGGAGCAGGATTTGAACCTACGACCTTCACGTTATGAGCGTGCTGAGCTACCGGACTGCTCCATCCCGCAATAAATTGGCGGGCCGGGAAACACTCGGGACTCACGCGCGTGATTCCTCCGCTATTGCGTTTGATCTACTCAGCGGTTATGACCCGCCTTTCCTTCAAACTCCGGCCCATTAAATTTTCAAAGATCAAAAGACCGGGGAGGATTTTACCTCCGTCCCCCCCGCGCCGCGCTACCTCATGAAACGAGTCCGCTCTGCCCGAGTGCTCTGACTTAAGCTACCGGCCAAAAATTGGTGGACGCTATCGTGGCCCTGACGCCGTGCTCAACGGGGGCGCATCCACTCGCGCAGATATCGCCCACTAATTTTGCGGGGACTTCCCCGCTCTGCCGCTCGCCCGTTTCTGGACCTACCCGGCCTAGTGCCGAGTGTGCTTAACCTACACTATCGAGCAATCACTTGTCAAGTCCCTCTTATCGAATGGTGCCCTTCACCACTCTAAGCTACCAAACTGTGCAGCCCCCGGAGAAAAAATACCACAACTTTCTGACGGGGGCCGCACAATTTTTAGTTGTTCTGGCTGGGGTTGTTCACGTGGCCGGGCGGAACGAATTGAGTGCCGCCACCTGTGCTAGTGCCACCATTGGCAGTTGCAGCGGCATTACTCGTGCCCGAGACGGAAGTGGAATTCCGCGAAGGACGAAGCAGTGCAGCGCCGCCAGCGATCCCGCCCGCTTGCGCGACGGCAGGGACGAACCCGGGGCCATGCGCGGCGGAGAGGACTTGGAGGTCTTCGACGTTCTTCGCACCGTTGGCTGGCGCGGCGATGAGCGTGGTAGACGACGGCGAAAAGACTCCACGGGCAGTGGCCCGATAAATCTTCACGTCACCGATCTGGCCCGACTCACGAACCGAGGTGCAGCCAACAAGAGCGAGAGCGAGAAGTATACAGTATGATTTCATGTTTTTGCTTTTGTTGTTGTTTGTTGGGAGGTGTTAGCAGGAAATATATTCCGAGAGGCGCGCGGAGTAGTGCGGCTTGCGCGCATTCGCACGAGTAGTTCGCACCACGGTGCCATGGCCAGACCGGAGATCAGTCTTGATGTCGAAAACCAGATCGGTGTCAGCATCCAATGGTTCCCGGACGACCACTCGTTCGATGGAATCGGACGGCTTCAAATATTGCGCGCTGCCGACCTCGACGATGTTGGTCCACGTCACATCGATGCCGCCACGGATCGGCAGGGCATCATGCTTCGCGTGCTCGCGGGCGGTCGGCGCATAGGTCAGTTGAATGTGCTTCTGCTTTGACAGTTGCAACAGGTCCTCGGGGAAGAAGATATCACGATGGTAGAGATGATTTGGTTTCACTTTTTGTTTCGAATAGTTGTTTCATTTGTTAGGCACACCATAGCAAACGCGGTCGAGAGGGACAATAGGAAGACTGCTTACCGCGAGGTAGGGGATTCACGGAGAAGAATGACACCAATTGGTGTCAAAGCGGTGTAAATAATTAACTATTAGTTAATTAGTGCTTGTAGAAGCGTCCCCATGAGCCACGTTTCGCAGTGACCGCTGAGGCATTTACTTCGGAGCGGAACTTGAGAATAATATTCCCAGCATTGGAACCATTCTCAATCGTTCCAGAGATGCGCGCTTCCAAAACAGTAGCGAGCCCTGCGGTGCCGACGAGAGCGACGCCTTGCGCGCCGGTGAGATTCCGAATGACCGTGGCAGTCTCGAAGGTGGTAAAGGAAATTTGGCTGGCTGCTGGTGAAGCGGGCGAATCGACCTGCACCACCAATCCCGTAGTGGAAGCGGCGGTCAGAAAATAAACGATACACTCAAAAGACCACACCTCATTTGCCAGCACTGCCTGCGAAAAAATATTCGTGAACGACGAATTACTTGAGTTCTGAGAATCAGCGTTTAAACGAAATAATACGGGAAGACCGGCGTGGGTATGAACAGAAGCAGCCTTGCCCGCGAGATCAGAAACCAGATTGGTGATATCAGATTGGGAATGAGTGTGCGAGGAAGAAGCTTTGCCCGCCAATGCTGACACGAGATTGGTGATATCAGACTGCGCATGAGTATGCACTGAAGCGGCTTTGCCCGCTAAATCGGACACGAGATTTGTGATATCAGATTGCGCGTGGGTGTGGGAGAGATCAGCCTTTGCCGCAAGAGCGGATGCAACAGCCGAGGCGACAGCATAGCCTTGATCCAGCATGTAGGACTTTGACACTGCGTCATCGTTCTGCTCTGGATCGGCGATGGGGCCTACCGTCTGCCCGCTTGCTGGAAATCTGCCGTTAGATGCCATTGATCACTAAACGGTGCGATATGCAGAAAGATTTGACAACGCGGCTCGTCCTTCCGCCATTCCGCCATCATGGCGTCTCGCCGGAAAGTCTTACCGCCGTATCGCCGGACTGCCGTGTAAACGGCAACTTCGTCCATCTCACACCGGGCATAAGCTGCCTCGATCTCGATTTTTCATCTCGCGGTGACCTCGGTAAGCGGCCTTTCAGGCGCGCGAACCCCCCCAAGCCCAATTCCGAACTCGGCGACATGGCTAAGTGGCTGATTGGCAACAGGTTACGAGGGCGGTTCGGCGGATCGCCGTGTAGCCGTTCTTTAGAATGTTGGTAGGCAAATACTGCCGGGTCGATCTGAAACCGTGTGAAATCCTCAATGAATCGCTTAAAAGTTAGGTGAGCCGAAGATTGTTTCGCTTACCTATGGGCGTAAATACAATGTAAATACATTGTCAATACAGGGTCAAGTGTTAGACGAGCCTAACTTTTAACGTTACTGGCTCTTGGCGTCGTCGGCCACCTCGGCAGCAATGGCAAGCTGTGCGTCCAATAGCTGCGCCTGTGGTGACTTGCTCCGGGCTGCCTCTTGCATCGCTCGCGCAAGCTGCACGTGCAGTTCACCGGCTGCTACTTCATCCTTGCCGCTGCTGTCGCGCTTGATGCGCTCTTGCGTCGTGTCGTTGAGCGCAGCGTAGGACATGGCGTGACACTTCTCAATTGCGGATGCGAGGTCAGCCAGTTGTCGCGTGGTGAGTTTCTTGTAGTTCACCGGGTTCTCAGATGTCCCGATGTTGGCTTCGGTGAATAAGTATTGCTCCAATTCTTCATCGCTCATGCCGGTCAACTTGCGAATCACGCGCTCGATGATGAGGCGCATGCGGTGGGCCTGCACGAAATTCAACGCGCGATTGATTGCGCGCTCGATATCACCGGGCTTGCCGGACTTCTTCAAATCAAGGATGCCTTTGAGCTTCTCGTTCCATTGGTCCTCGTTGGCGATGTTGAGCACATCAATAGTGCGGATGCCCAGCGCGTGCGCTGTGCGCTCCAGATCACCAGTGAACGCAGCGTAGAGCAGGAACGCGTTCTCGCGGTCAATGTGTGCGACGTTCTTCTGTAGTTCCTTGACGTAGCTTTTCTCGGGCATATTCGGATCGCTTCTTCATTCGAAGATTGTGCTTCGCGGTGCGGTGGAGATCGCGGACCTGATGATGGTCACGAAAGAGGATCGCGTCATTGTCCACTGGCGCTTTGCATTTCTTCACATCAAACTGTGCAGTTTTCGTGGACACTCGGCCATAAGAAAATGCCGGAGCGGGAGCCAGAGTTTTGTTTTGTTATATGTTTCTAATTTCTGGAGGCTCCCTATATATTCTCATATTGAATATTATACTATCTCTATAGAGAGGCCAAAAAATCAGAAACCCAATAGGCAAGGGCTGCGGTTAATAGCGTGATAAAAAAGAGGGGGGTATGGGGTTTGGGGTGCGCACCGGAGCAAAAATTAACATAGAATAAATCTATTTGGGCGACACGGCGACCCGGCTATCCGCCTCTACGCCCACATGCCATTACGTCTCAAATTGGGCACTCCATGAGACACTTGCTCGCGCACGAGAAGAATTTAGAAATAATTGTGGTAATCATCTGCGCGAACCTGCACAGTTTGATGACGATATGGGCAGACAAGCCAAAGACTCAACGCTATATGCGCTCGCGTGCAAGCTGAAGACACCCGGCATCTTCACACAATATTCCGCTCTCAATGATGAGGCCAACGACATCTGGCACGCTGGTGATTTGCGCAACCTGCAACTGATGAAGGATGGCAAGATCTTCGCTGTTAAATTATTTATAGGTGATGCTCAGCGCATCATCGGTTACTCGATCATTCTCGCGGACGCATGCCGATTCGCCGATCTGGCGCGATGGCACTTCGCCAAATATCGCATGCGTGATCGACGCGAGCCCACTGAGTCGGATTTGAACTTTCCAATCCAGCAGGTGAAGAATGATCTGGAGCACGAGCCAAAGGCGATGGCTCTCATATTGGAGATCGAAAAGTATCTCATCAGCATCGATGTGCTGTGCGCTGAAACGCCTGACTCTGCGGTGCGCATCACTGAGCGTCGCTACACAGTGCGTGATGAATTCATCGCTCGCTTCGCTGAAGTGGAGAAACATTTCTTCAATCTCGCTGAACTGATGAAGAAAGAGTTCGCTGATCTAAGGGCCGAACTCGCGCTGTTTAAACATGGCCCATTTCCGTATAAGCGCATTGACATTGTGGATGCGGAAATTGTAAAGTCCGAACGTGCAGACGAGAACACGGCAATGACGAAAGTGAATTCAGAATGGTATTCGCCTGAGGCCGGTGAAGTCACGGGCTTCGCGCTCGGTGCTGACAAAAGCTTGGAGCCATTCGAAGTGCATATCCCGCATCCACGGGACCCATCCATGATTCATCACACCGTGACGATCCAAGTGCCAGTGCGTTATGATTATGAGAATGGTCAGTCGATCCTCACGCCTGAGGCGCATAAGATGATCGACGATTTGAAACGCGAGCACATCGCTGCTTTGACACCAATTGGTGTCAATCCTGTTGAAGATATTTTCACTACCACTAACCAAAACCCTACCACCACCCAACCACAATGAGCCTAATCATCACACCCGGCCAGCCTGAGAAGGCACCGGAACAAAACGACACCACCGAAAACATCGGTGAGGTCCTCGACATCAACGTTGCCACGCGCATCGCTGGTGCGCTGGATAACCTGAACCAACTCGAAGCGCAGACCATCCTGACTCCTACTGCGGAGGCCACGAAGCGCGCCTTGAAACAGTTCCTCAACAACTCTTTTCAAAAGCACGGCGGTGAACTGCTCGGCGCTTTCTTTTCTCTCAAGGGCGAGTATGAGCCGTTGATCGGCACCCTCGCGATTCTTTTCCGTCGTGTCACTGGCACGATCAACCACATGCGCCAGCAAGAGGCAGCTAATCGCGCTGCTCAGGCGAAAGCCGTGCAGGCTGATGCGAAATCTCCCGAACCAACCGCACCCGCGAACTAAATAATTGGCGCGCATACACCATGCGCCGTCTCATCCGTGTGGTGATGCGCGCCGATTTTAAAAAGAATATGACACCAACACTCAATCGAATCCTTGTCACACCACCTGCCACTGAGGAAGTGGATCAGAAAAGTTCTGGTGGTCTTTTCATCCCGCAGCAGGCCCGCGAAGCGAGCAAGTTCGTTCAAGGTCGCGTGCTCGCTGTCGGCCCGGACGTGAAGCAGATCAACGTGGGTGATGAAGTCCTCTACTCGCGTGAGCAGGGCAACGACATCTCCAGCGGTGCGTCAGTCGTCGCGGTGTTGATCGAAGACAAGCACATCGCTGTCGTGGTTACAGGAGCAGGAGCGTCTCGTCAATAAGGCGCTCATCTCGCGCGATGCACTTCAGTTGTTCAAGAGCGATCTGGAAGATTTGCGCGCTCGCATGATTGCGGCGGGTGAACCTGTGCCCGGAGAAAACTGATGAAAGTGGTGGTGAATGATCACGGCGGTTGTTTCGAGATCAGTCTCGAAGCAGAGACGATGTCGGAAGTCGCTTCCTTGGTCCGCATGGGCATGAACCACACTCGTGACTTGCGCTGGACTGGTGCAAACGTATTCAAGGATGGGAAAACCTTTTTCGGCATCATATTGGGGGAGAGCAAACGCTCTGATTCAATCGTGCCGCGTCGCAAATGATTTGGGGCATCACAATCACTATCGTGGCAGTATGGCTGCTCGTCGTCGTGGCGCTACATTTCGCTGGCCCACCAAACATATGAAATGTCTGAAAGAATTGTTCATCGTCCTCATGGGCTTCCCGCTCGTGATTCTCACGTTGTGCGCCCTGCTCATTGCGATATTCGCAACCATCCGTTTTATCAACAACGCATGAACGCCTGTAAACGACCGCCCGAATGATTATGACACCAAAAGATGAAATGCCGCGCACTGCGGTCCAGCAATTGGAGGAACAGACGCGACGCAACGAATCAGAGCGGTTGCGTGCTGACTTGGAAGCGCGCGTGAAGATCGATCAAGAACGACTGAAGCCCGGCCCGGGTCTGATCGTGAGTGAGGAAGACGCGAAGGCGATGGGCATGCTGATCAACTCTGCGCCGCCACCTGCCTCGACTACCACACGAGTATGGGTGCGCTCTGGCCCGCCGTATGATGAAGTGGGCCGATTGAAGTGGACACTCAAGTCACAGCTTGAACAACTGCGCGCGCTGAAGGGCCACTTCATAAACGAAGACGCCCGGCACATTGCGCTGGCTATCACTCATCTGGAGGATTCGCTTTTCCGTTTGAACTCCATCGTGGTTGTCGAGCACGGCTGCTGACGAGGACCTCGTGCAAAGTTTGCCGTGAGCAAATAATATGAACATAAACATCACGATGACCGAAGCTGAGTTCGATGAGTATCGAGTTTGGCGCGAGCACAAAAAGAAAACGGACTTTACGCGGCTGCGTCAAGGCATCGGTGATGCGGTGAAGAACTTCGTCACGAGAGTTGAATTTTCGCACATACATCCGTTATCGCTGGGGAATGACATTCGAGAATTTCGGCGCGAGGTGGATGCCGCTCTGGAAGACTTTAAAAAGCAATGACGCAACAGCATAAGGAATACGTCCTCGGCTTCTGCTTCGCGCCTCGCACTGAACTGCGCGGCACTGATCCAGACCCAATGGCCAACCACAAGGTCGTGCTGATACGGAAAAACAAACCGGACTGGCAGCGGGGCTTGCTCAATGGCGTGGGCGGGAAGATTGAGCCCGGCGAATCTCCAGATGAGGCGATGGCCCGCGAGTGGAAAGAAGAAACGGGCACCATTGTCGATGACTGGGAGCCCTTCGTGGTCATGCGCTTCCCCGGTGCAACCATTTTCGTTTTCAAGAGGATGGCCCACGCGCTGCCCGATGTGTTCACCGCGACGGACGAGCCGGTCTCTGTTTGGGTTGTGCGCGATGTGATGCGGCACTCAGGAAAAATTCCGAATCTCAATTGGCTGATACCGATGGCGCTGTTCGATGCGCCGCAGGATATGGCCAAAGCCCCGAACATTTTTTATTTATAAAGTGAAATGATCGACGAGATCGTCATAAAGTTTTCGGAAGGCAGAGGCAAACATTTTATGAGTAGTGATAAAGTAAATACACACAAAGTCGAAGGCCACCCCGGTGCAATGGTGTGGGAACTGAAAGAGGAACCGGGTATTTTCTACCTGACGAATTCGCGCGGTTCTAACAGACACACGCACCAGCTTGAGGCATCGAAGCTGGTGCACGCCCTGAAAGAGGCGAAGGACTGCCTGTCATGACGTTCTGGCAGTGGCTCTGCGGGAAACTTGGCGGTCATCGATGGGGCGATGAGTGGTATGACCGTGGTTGGGATTGCAGGCGATGCGAGTGCTGCAAGCTAATCATGTATCGCCGAAACAAAGAAGATTACGAAAGGTGCTGGAACAAATGATCTTCACCACGTGGAATTTTGGCCCCGAGCATCAAGCGCCTTGGACGTGGACACGCGGGCTACAAAAATCCCCGGGCGAATTAGGCCGTGAGGCCGCAAGACAATATGCTGCTGACATTTTTAACTGGTGCTCTGCCAAGCGAGACTATCCATGGAGTGATCACCCGCTACCTGCAATCCCGTGGCCCCTTCACTGGTGTGCAGCGGCGGAGATTCTACACAATTGCACCCGCGAATTCAACAGGTCAAATCCCGATGCGGTCATCTCAAGTCCTACTTTTTAACTTCATGTATGGCCGCATCTTCGAGACACCACTCAACGATGTTGCTTTGCGCAAGCGCCCACAGTTCACCGTGGACAAAGCGGTGCAAGCATGGCGAAACGGCGAGAGGGCGACAAACCCGCACAGCGATAAGTATCGGAAGATGGGCGACTCGTGGTGCAACCCGCCAGAGCGGGGCTGCATGGCTTTCGTGAACGCGCAATGAAAACACTTATCCCGCAACTGTGGTTTCTCGTTGGTAGCATCTGCTTACTGATCGGGACCATCCTCAACATCATCAACACCATCCGAAAATAATATGGCAAAACGCAGGCACCCACGCGACATTGGCCTTGTTGGCACTGGAGCAGGCAAGGGCGACAAAGAACGCAGCACCGACTGGAGGAAAAATTATGATGACATTGATTGGCCAACTGGCGGACGCGGCGAAAAGAAGTTTCATAAAGTTTATGGCCCGACCCCGCAAGTCACGAAGCACGACGAAGCGCCGAAAGCAATCGTCCATTGAGGTCGAGATATGGCAGCAACGCTGCTATGAACTAGCTCGTGAGAATGAGCGATTGAAGATCGAAGCGCAGGACGCGCGCCAGCAACTCTGTCAGCTTCGCATAGATGGCGGGGCTTACGGGGAAGGGGTCCACAAGCGCATTGGATATATGATCGGCACTTTCATCCCCGAAGGCGCGCTGGAGAAACTCAGGAAGCATCCTGAGCGCGTCGCAGAGTTTAAACAGCACGTGCTCGAAGCGATGGTGAACAGCGCCATAAATAAAATGCTGCACGTGAACGACAATGGCAAGCAGGTCGCTATGATATTTCTTCCGCACGGTGCGGGCGATAAGACAAAGCGCGCCAACATTCCCGTGTTCGAAACCTCCAAAGGTTTTCAGATGATCGTGCCCGAGAAATTGCAGCACGAGATCGATAAAATGCTGGAGTATCAGGCGCAGGAGGAACGCCGTAAATTATTACAGTATTGACCGATCTGTTATACTCCCGACAATGATACGTTATATACCGGGCTGGACCTATGTTAATAAGCGAGGTGGGCGCGCCACTCTTATTAGTGTGGACAACGACCGCGTGAAGTATCGCCAGCATCCGAGCAACCACCGCAGTCCGATATCGATCCTTGAGACCAGCCTGAAGAACTTTCAACGCTGGACCGATGAGGCGCGCACTTTTCGGTTGCACTTGAAGGTCGCGCAACGCGTGGTGACGGGGTGCTTTACTTTCAAGCGCAATTCCGGCTACGCCGTTCAGCTTGTGGCAAATCAACCCCTCGCCAAAGCAGCATGAACGAGATTTTTATTTTCGCGCAGACGCGCAGCGGTAGCACTTTGTTGCAACGTGCGATTAATCAGAACCCCGGCGTGCTGATCTATGGCGAGCATGGCGGTATGCTATCCGGCTATGCGCGCGCCTACTATGGGTCTGACCTCCAGTGCCTCGCAAAGCACTCTCGCTTCGAGCCGGAAAAGCTGCGGGACCTGAACGGCTTCGTGCCCTGTCAGAGTTGCATCACCGTGGGCAATCTGCGCGGGAACATGCGCGACTTTGTAGAGGCGACGTTCAATCCTTCCCATTCAAGACGCTGGGGCTTCAAGGAAGTAAGATATGGCCGGGGCCAAGTCGCGTTCGATCATCCCGTGGTGGACTTATTGATTGAACTTTTTCCATCATGCAAGTTCGTGCTGCTGATCCGGGACCCACGGGAGCAAATCGCATCACAGATCGGCATGGGCTGGTCTCCTGCCAATGCGGCTTTCTATGATTGGCATAAGCAATTCGAATTCTATTCTAGACTGCGGCAGGAACATCAGGACCGTTGCCGATTCTATCACTATGAGCAACTGCGGGACGTGTCCCGGATGTTCGCATGGTTGGAACTAGACTGCCCGCAGAAAAATCTTTTCGAGTTGCCGGTGACTGGTGCGACTCCAAGCAAGTCACCAATCACGGAAGTGCTCGCGAAGAACATCGAAGAAGTATTAATGCCCACATTTCAAAATCAACAGTATGATTGATCCTGCGCCAGTTAATTCGATGCCGCCGCCCGAGCCCTTACGCCCACTCATGGGCTGGCTGACTATTCCCTCGATTAAAATTCTCGGGAAGGACAGGTATCCAGTCTTCCGGAGAGCGCAGAAGGCGTTCAACGCGGAAATTGATATCATCATAGGCTGGTCTCAGTTGCAAAGAACGGTTGAAAGACTAACGCCACTCGCAGGGCTTGTCATCTATCACGATCCCAATAAACAGATCGCGCGGCCCTTTGCGCAGGTGATCGATTTTTTCTTTGGCCGCGACAAGCAAGAGGCATTGGTTTACATATGGCAGCCATTCGAGGAAAATTTTCGGCTGGTGGACCGCGATTGGTTACTAAGGAGGCGCGTATGAGAAACAGAACGTTGCGTAAGTTAAAGCCGGTGGACCTCGGCAACCCCGCTGAGTATAACGCAT